CAAGTGTGTGAATGAAATAGAACTGTGTTTCAGTTGTATTATGGATGTACTGCCTTATGATTAAATGTCATGTCTGTACGACCGTAGAGGAAATCTACGGATACACCGAGAGCGTAGCACCCTGGCTATGCCGGTGTAAAGAGAAATCTGCACAATCTTCCTTACCGGTGAGGCATCACCGTAAAGTGCGGATTATGGGCGGAACGATTCGCTGCCATTTTGGCTGCTGTAATCCTGAAGACGGCTATGATGATTGTCTCTTCAAGGACGCCTAAACACGGACAACGAATGACAACGATTTTAAGATGTCACCTTCGGTGGAAGGGCGAAGAAGATACAAATCCGTGTGCATGCATACTGGTGCAGTGTCTTCGGAGGGAGGTCGATGACCATCTTGACCGCTGGCGCTACGGGGGAAATAAATAATAACCCCCGTATTACCATTGTGAGCATGGCAAAGAGAAAATACTCTATGACAAAGCGCACACCTAAGATTCAACCAGTCCCTCTGAAGTTGAATTATAGCATTCCTGCAGGCAATAATATGAGTTTTATTGATCTGTTTAAGGATGCATCACGCCTTAGCCGAAAATTCCTGAGGCAAGGTCAAATGGCTGCTATTGGCAACATTCGTGTTACTATGCCGGCAGCAACTACAAGTGCTGCAGGTAATGCTGTGTATATTTCCACCATGCAAAACACATGGGGTGTGAGTAATGCATGGGAAAAGTCGTTTCGACTTTGGAAGAAACAGCAAGATCGTGCTTTAGAAGACGCTGGCTCTGAAAGCGTCAAAGGACGATTCAATGATTTTAAGGTTTACATCGATGAGGATCATCGACGAGAAGGGAATCTCGAACCTGTAAATCTTGGTCCATTCGGTACAACAGGACCGTTTCCAACGGCCGTTGTGACACAAAGCCCGCCTCTTACGGGCGAATGGCAGTATTCACAAATCGTTATTCCTAACGATGGCGCTCCTGGCGTCACAAATGAATATTTTTTAATTATGCACGGTGCCGATAATGGCAACGCAAAAGGAATGCTGGAAGGATATGCTGATAGCCGCAGCGTTCCTCAATCTCCTGATCCGTCCACGCCTGCTATTGCAGCGAATGTTTGGATGGCAGAGATGTTCGATGTTGGAAATGATGATGATGCTGTCTTTGACAATGCTCAATTCCGTAACAACGATTTACCATATAACCAGGATAATTATCCTGGTGGAGCAACCAATTATGAATTCCCCGAAAACAAGGCATGGTGCTTGAACCGTTCTACTGTCGGGGTTAATACCTTCAACCTTGGTGGAATGGTTGCACCTTGTGGATTGCTACGAATCGATCAGTTGTTTTCAAACACCGATTCGACACCACTTATTATCGAAGTCGAGTTACTTCCTGGAACTGGACGAGGATACCACACTGTGGAAATGCAGGATATGTGATATTTATGGAGCAGACTGCAGTAATTGAAGGAGCACAAGCGACGACAGCTGCCGCACGGATTTTGTGCGCAGTAAAAGAGAACCGAATCGAATTGATCGGTGTGATGATTTTGGCCCATCTTTTGGGACTGAGCGATAAAGTGATTTCACAAGTGAGCGGAGTGTGTTTCTGATGGCTTACAAGTATGGGAAGACATTCAAGAAAGACGGAAAGTTGGTTCGATACCGTTATACTGACGGTGAAAAATCGACCAAAAAACTTGTTGCTGTCAACAAGAAAAAGACAAATAAACGCCGTAAGAAGTGATATTATGTGTCCTAAATGTGGAAGCACGAAGATGGATATATACATCGTTGATGATTCCAATCCAAAACAACCCATAGTTCATTGCTGTTGTGAACTTTGTGGAACGGAGTGGGTTGAATGACCTCAATATTGAATATTGGAGGTTCCTTGATTGATTTGGGAACTGTCTATCAATATTCAGAGGGAATTTCTATTTCTGATGAAGAATTTTATGCAGCGGTTGAGACGGAGATGATTAAACGCGCATCCGAGCAACTTGGCTTGGATTATGAAGAAATCGGCAAAGTACCTGGCCGATTGCGTAGAGCTCGCAGAGCGATTACTATTGCTGCGACATTGGCAGCGGCCGATGGACCATTACCAATTGGTGATGTTGCAGCCATTGGAGTATTAGGCGTCTACGCTGGATATGAAATATACAAAACAGTGGATACTTTTGTATAGTTGTGTATACACCCTGTATACATGGCGAAGTTATACTGGCGAGTGAAGCGAGACGGAAAATGGACATGGCGACCTGCTAAGGTCGGTTCAAGGATAATTAATCCTGTATATGGCCCAGTTGAATGGGGCTATTTTGTCCAGGAGGAAGAAGAATGATCTACATTGTTTGTAGATATTGTGGAAAACACGACTTGGTACCCAAGTGTGTGAATGAAATAGAACTGTGTTTCAGTTGTATTATGGATGTACTGCCTTATGATTAAATGTCATGTCTGTA